TCAAGCCGTTCAAAGAGATGCTTGATAAGCTCAATGCGGTATTGCTGGAACACCTTAACACCATCAACGGCGAGAGTGTCCGCACAGAGATGGGCACCGTGTATCGCACGGAGAAGAAGTCGGCACCACTTGCCGATCCTGATGCCTTCATGCGCTACGTCATCGGTAACGAGCAATGGGATCTGCTTGATCGCAAAGCCAACGTCACCGCCGTTGCTGACTTCATCGAAGAGAACAACGAAGCGCCTCCCGGCGTGAACTTCTCAACCACCTACGTTGTCGGCGTTCGCCGCAAGTAACAGGAGTAACACATGTCTAACGTAATGATCCCTAGCAACTTCGGCGCAGTCTCGACGCGCTTTGCAAACCAGAAAGTCGAGGATGATCTCTCGGCTGGCGTATCGGCTGGCTTTGGCATCATCAGCTATCGCGGCAAGGTGTGGCGCACCAAGTTCCGTGGTGAAGAAACAAGCCTGATGCGTGAAGATGGTGACGGCCCTCGTGCATCTATCGAGGTCATCATCCTCAAAGCAGCAAACCATCTCAGCAAGATCTTCTATAAAGACGGGTACAAAGAAGGTTCGACTGAGAGCCCTGACTGCTTCTCGACGAATGGCTTGACGCCCGACATCAACTCGAAGGCAAAGCAAGCTAACACTTGTGCGAACTGCCCGATGAACGCATGGGGCTCACGCATTACCCCAGCAGGTAAGCCCGGCAAGGCGTGCTCTGATAGTAAGCGTGCAGTCGTCGTACCGCTTGGTGACATGGATAATGAAGTGTTCGGTGGCCCCATGCTGCTGCGTATTCCCGCTGCGTCTCTGCAGGATCTCGCACAGTACGGCCAGAAGATGGGCGCATTGGGTTATCCCTATTACGCTATCGGCACGCGCATTTCGTTTGATGTGAAGGAAGCGTTTCCGAAGTTCGTGTTCAACGCCATCCGTCCGCTGACTGATGAAGAAGCTGATCGCGTGATCGAGCTGCGTGATGATCCGCGTGTTGGCCGCATCCTGTCGGAAGCTGAAGTGTCTGTTGAAGCTGCACCTGCTGAACCTGCGTTCGAGCAGCAGCCGACTGGGACGGCTCGCTCAACGGGTAATGGCGGTGCGTCTTTTGCTCCGTCGCCTACGACAAGCTCAGAGCCAGTGAAGCGTGCACCGGCTCCCGCCGCTCTTCCTGCACATGACCCAGAGACGGGGGAAGTGAAGGCAGAGGCACCCAAGCGCAGCTATAAGAAGACGCCCGCACCTGCGCCTGTGGCGGCTCCCGTTGAGGAGGAAGATGCCCCGACATCTACTAGCTTCGACGATGAGCTTGATGCTCAGCTTGACGGCTTGCTTCCTAAATAAATTGTTGTATCAGGGTCGGGCGAAAGCTCGACCCTCCCACCCAATGAGCCCGCTGTGACCTTTGACCACGCCCGTGAATATCTTGCGCGTGTTGTGCCGTGGCCCCTAGAAGGCGACGCACCCGCATACATCAACGTCCACTGGACGTTTGTTTCCCAAAACTATGATCGGCCCGGCTGGGGCGGTCGTGCATGTAAGTCGATCAACGATGCAGTCAAAGCGATTGAGTTCGCGCTGAAGGGCGAGAACACGCGCGACATCTATTTGTGCTTGTCATCGCAATCACAAGCAGAAGCTCGCACGACGAAGAATGGATGGACGTACCACACACCCATTCGCTCGCAAGCAAACGCTATCGGCCTCAAAGCATTGTTCCTCGACGTTGATTGTAAAGATGGTGCGAACGGATACCCAGATCAGAAGTCTGCCGTCGCTGCACTGTCAGAGTTCCTTACCGCATCAGGTATGCCGCGCCCCACGATGCACGTCGCATCGGGCGGTGGGCTCCATGTGTACTGGACACTTGATCGCGCACTCACGCCGCTCGAATGGAAGCCGCTCGCCATCGCACTTGCCGAAGCAACCAAGAAGCTCGGCCTCAAGTGCGACACGCAATGCACCATCGACAGCGCCCGCATCCTGCGTATTCCAGACACGTTCAACCGCAAGCTGGAAACGCCCCGCCCTGTGCGTCTTGCAGGGACACGCCTCGACTTTGACTATTCAGTCGAGCGCATCAAGTCAGTTCTTGAGAAGTATGTCCCCGCATCAGAAGTGCTCACGCTGCCGCCACGCACACCACTCGCAAACGTCAACGACGAGTTGAGTGCTGGCATCGAGAGCAACAGAGTTGCACCAGCAAACATCGCGCTTCTTGCAGAAGCGTGCCCGTTCGTGAATGAGGCGCTTACCACCGGAGGTAAGGACTACACCAACCCTCTGTGGAACCTAACAACGCTCATCGCAACATTCTGCGAAGACGATCACGCCAACGCACACCGCATGGCGAACCAGCATCCAGACTATTCTATCGAGAGTACGGATGCGCTGTTCGAGCGCAAGCAGAGAGATAAAGAAGAAAAGGGGCTTGGCTGGCCCGGCTGCCGTACGATCTCGGCAACTGGCTCAAGTGCGTGCGCTACATGCCAGCACTACAATAAGGGCAAGTCTCCATTCCACTTTATGTCTCAGCCGCATAAAACCATAACACCAGCTAAACCTCTGAACTGGGACGTGCCTAATGGTTACATGCGTGACCCTGACGGCATCGTGAATAAGATCCTCGTGCAGCAAGACGGATCAAGCGATCTCATCCCTGTGCTGAACTATCCGATGACTGACCCGTGGCTTCAGAAGAACCCGTGGGTTTTGAACTTCACGACAACCACGCACAAAGGCCATAGCCAGCAAATCGCAATGCCATTCGCGGAAGCAATGACGCAAGGTGGCTGCAGATCAACGCTGAGTAAGCAGGGCATCGCTCTGCTGCCGGGCCGCTCGTCACAACTGTTTGAGGAATTTATCGTGAGCTGGATACAAAAACTGCAGAACGCGCAGAACAGCATCGTCAACTCGGCTCCATTTGGATGGAACATCAAGGGCGGCAAGATCGAGGGTTTCATTTTTGGTGGTCAGATTTGGACGCCGGGTGGCTCGCGCCCGTCCGCAGTCGGTGACCCCGTCATCGCTGCAAGCTATACGCCCAGCGGCGACATTGATCCGTGGCGTGCCGCAGCGGAACTGGTGACTGCACAAGACCGACCTGCGCTCAACGCCATCATCGCATCAGCATTTGGTGCACCGCTCGTGCGCTTCACCGGCCAGTCTGGTCTGATGATGTCAACATACTCGTCAGCGTCGGGCATCGGCAAGACAACTGCGCTCAAGGTGGCGCAAGCTGTGTGGGGTGATCCCATCAAGGCGATGCAGGGGTTGTCGGATACGCAGCTTTCCGTGCTGAATAAGATCGGGCAGATCCGCTCACTACCGCTCTACTGGGATGAATTGAAAACAGAAGACGACACGAAGAAGTTCGTCAACCTTATGTTCCAGCTCACATCCGGCAAGGAACGCTCGCGCATGTCATCGGACATTACGCAGCGCAACGTCGGCACATGGCAGACGATGCTCATCTCAGCATCAAACGAAAGCATCATCGACTATGTGGTCAACCGCACCAAGATGACGACAGCAGGTGTGTTCCGCACGTTCGAGTATGAAGTCGAGCGAGGGGTTCATGGTCAGATCGAGGGCGCAGAAGCCGACCAGATCTTGTCCAAACTGCACGACAACTATGGGCATGTCGGTCTGGAGTATTCCAAATATCTTGGCGAGAATTTTCAGCAGGTCGAGATCGAGGTTGCTGAGTTTCGCAAGCAGCTTAGCATCGAGGCTAAAGCGCAGAACGATGAACGCTTCTGGACTGCCGCTATCACCATCGTCTGCATGGGCGCGCATTACGCCAACAAGCTTGGCTTCACCAACATCGACGAGTTTGAGCTGAAGCAATTCATGCTGCGTACCTTGGAAGGTATGCGTGAGCAGATTAAAGCGCAGCCCAACGACATGGCAAACTCCACCAATGTGGAGAATGTGCTTGCTCAGTATCTCAATGCCATGCGTGCACGCCACACTCTGTGGACTGATATCATCCTCATCGCCAAAGGTCGCCCTGCCAAAGACGCAGTGAAAGTCGTGCGGGACGCCAGCAAACTCGAAGACGTCTATGTGCATATCGCAGTGGACAGTAAGATCATGCGCATCTCATCGACGCACTTCTCCGACTGGCTCAAGGAGAAGGGATATTCCCGGCACATGTTCACACGCGCATTGGAGAAAGACTTCAGCAGCAAGAACATCGTCGGGCGCATCGGTGGCGGCACGCAGTACGCCGTTGCCAGTAATGAGTATCTTATCGAGATCCACCTTGCGGGCACGCCTCTTGCCGCATTTCTTGAGGGCGAGTGATGGACATAGAAGAAGAGATTAAGAAACTCTTACCCACGGGCATGTCGTTTCAGCAAATTGGTAAAGAGCTTGGCATGACACGAAGCGCCATAGCGGGTCGTGTCAGCCGTATGCGACGCAGGGGCGAGCTGGACAATAACTACAATGTCGTTGTTGCACGCATCACTCCGGGTAAACCTGTCGAGAAGTATTATACCCCGCTGCCAAAACCCAGAGTTAAACTGGAGGTGCAGCCCGACGCAGATGTTGGCGGTGTGCACTTACTTGATCTGCGCGAAGACGACTGCAGGTTTCCTATTGGAGAGACGGCACGGGGGCACTTTTTCTGTGGCGAGCCGAGACGCGACCATAAGACCCGCTACTGCGCCGAGCATCACACCATCGTATGGGTGAAGGGCTCAGCGCCAAAAGATAGAAAGCCAAAGTGATGAGGGATTATATCGACGACGATAGTGTGATGCTGTTGCTAGACAAGCTGTTCGTCGCGGTAGAGGGCGAGAACACCTACGACGCAGTTGCAGCAGCCTCATGCCTCATCACCGAGTTGCTGAGCAGCCACTCGACGTCCCACGATATGGCGATGGTGTTGTTGAACACAGCGACGATGACGATCAACGTCAATATCGAGCAGCGTATCAAGCAGGGTAGATGTTCTTGGCAGAGCACGAAGCAGTGAGGTCAGACCCCACTGCGCCACGCGCGGTTCTTGCTCTTGTCCATCACGCGAAGGTTTGAGCGACCATTGCCGCCGCCATGACGCAGCGGCTTTTTGTGATCCACATCTTTGCCATCGCCCTTGCGGACCTTACCTTCTTTGGTAAGTGTCGCACGCGCCTGATTGTTCATGGTGCGCTTCTTCACCATCTCAGGCGATGCGTTATAGCCACGATCCATTTTCTTGATCTGCTCCGGTGTGCGGTGGCTCACCGGATCTCGTTTGCCCTTCATTGTGCAGCCTCCATCTTGCGGGGCTTCACAGGAAGCCGCAGACGCCATTCACTCTGCGAGAGACTATCGTTCCACTCACGGTTCTTGGCAATGGCCTTGATCTGATCTCCCTTCGTGCGAGCACGATAGAAGTCCTGCTGGAGCTTCTTGAACTCTTTCTGTCTGTCTTGGCGTTCACGGATCGAAACGCCAACTTCGCGACCAGCTTCAGCCTGACGGCCAGAGCGGAAACCAAACACGTTGAGCGCGGCTTCGCCAATACCAGAGACTTTCTTCTTCTCTTCCTTGGGCTCGGCCTTACCTTGCTGGTAACCAACAGCGGCCTTCGCAAAGTCGGAAACGAACTTAACCGGGAAGATCTTACCGGCAGCCTTTTCTGGTTCGCCCTTGACGATGTTGTCGATTGCATCGCGCCAATCAAGCAACAAGCTGCCGGGCGCACCCACTGCCTGACGGAAGAGATAAGCTTGGATGCTCTCAGCACTGTCACCCTTGGGCTCGCCAAAGAGCCACATATCCGACAGCGATACACGCTGCGAGATATCAATGCCAATCGCACGCGACAGAATGCCGGACGAGATCAACTCGCTCCACTTCTTGCCAACAGACGCTTCGAGCATCTTGCGGAGCTTGTCTTCTTGATCGTCCCAGCCACCGCCAATGCCCAGCATAGACGCAATGAGGAAGCCAGCTTTGATGATTTCAAGGCCGGGGAGCGACAGCGCGCCAGCCATGAGCATCTGCACTGCAAGCACGTTGCCGAACTGCTTGAGCGCGATCATCTTCTCTTCGCGCGTTGCACCATTGAAAGTACGGTAAGCCATATCACCCAAGAGATACGTCATCATCTGAGCGTACTTCTTAAACTGCAAGGCGGGGCGCAGGATGGGGTTATTGAAGAAGCGCGGAGCGTTTGCTGCAGAGTAATCACCCTGCGTGTTCTGCACCGTGTCGAGGGCGAACTGTGTAGCTTGCTCGTGCGTCTGTCCTTCCTTACGGGCAAGGCGATACGCAGCCACAGCCGACACCGAGCGGTTCACCGCTTCTACCACCTGAGGTAACTGGCGTGCGATGCGATCAACACCGGCAAGGGTCTTGCCCCAAGCGCCACGACCTTCTGCAGCACTCGCTGCCACTTCAAGGCCCGCACTTACGTCAATCGCGTTCTGACGGATCAGTTCATCCATCATTCGTGATAGGTCAGCGCCATCCGCAGCCTTGCTAAGCTTCTTGCGGATGTTGCCGACAATGTCATCAGTGCCAAGCAGTGCAGCCTTAAAGGTCTGCTTGGTCGCACGGGCAGTGTTGAGCGCCCCCTGCAATGCGGCATCGCCAAGACCAATGTCGCTATAAGCGCGGGTCATGGCAGAAGAGGCTTCAAGGTTGCCAAAGCGACCGCCGAGGATCGGCAGTGTAACCATGAACGGCTGCATACCGTTGATAACGGAGTAGGCCGGAGAGAACAGCCGCGCCATGAATGACAGCGTCATGATATCTTTCATGAGCTTGCCGGGAGCATTTGGCTCAACGATGCCTTGGTCGATGCGCGCCTTGACCTCTTCGGATACGGCGAGCAGTTGTGGACGATCAGCGCCGTCATATCCCTTGAGCGCGTCGTTCATCTCAGTGAGGCCGTCACGGATGACAGGTGCGTTCTCTGCGACAGCAATATGATTTGCCATCGCTGCGTTGTACTGC